GTGCTATGGCTGTTTGGGGGGCTATGGGGGCGAAGCCCCCGGCTTGGCTGGCTGGCTGGCGCTGCTGCTCTGGCTGGCTGGCCCAACGCCTACGGAGGTCCACTCTGTGGACCCTAGTATTACCCGTAGGCGTTGGACCAGACCACTGGAGCGAAGCGGAAGTGGGATGTCTGGGGGGCTATGGGGGCGAAGCCCCCGGCTGGCTGGCTGGCTGGCTGGCTGGCTCCCGCTCCTTGGACCCGCTGGAGCGAAGCGACGAGGGTCCTCTGACGCGGGTTGTTCTGGACCGCATCTTGTTCAGCCATGGCTGAACGTTACAGGGTGGTCCAGTGAAAAGTGGCGAAATTTCACCGAAATTTCAAGCGAAAATTGGCGAAATTTCACCGAAATTTCAAATGAAAACTGACGAAATTTCACCGAAATTTCATCTATTTTGACCGACGTTGACTGGTCAAGGTCGGTCAAGTCCGGAATTCGGTCAACGTCGGTCAAGTCCGAGAACCGAAACATGGCATCAGGCTGCACCGGTGTCGAGTCCACTACTGGCTATGCTAAGCATTGGGTCTTTACGATCAACAACTACGATGAAGAGAACGAGGTCATCCCAGATGAATCCGAGTACGAGTACATGGTCATTGGCAAAGAGATTGGCGAGGAGGGAACACCACACCTCCAGGGGTATGTCTGCTTCAAGAACAAGAAGCGTTTCAGGGCTGTCAAACGATTGATGCCTCGTGCTCACCTAGAGGTCATGCGTGGCACACCCGAACAAGCCTCCGACTACTGTAAGAAGGATGGCGAGTGGGCCTCTAATGGCACGTGCCCCAAGTCTCAAGGTTCTGCTGGTGGTAAGGCTACCAAAGAGAAGTACCAAAGAACTATCCTCCATGCTAAGAAACGAGAGATGGACAAGATTGAAGATGAAGCTCCTGACTTGTACCTTCGCTTCTACAGTACTCTCAAGAGGATTGGTAAAGACAATCCTGCTGAAGTTAAGGACTTGGACGTCTTGGACAATGAATGGATTTATGGTGAGCCCGATACAGGCAAGTCTCGTACTGCTCGACGAGAGAACCCTGGCTTTTATGACAAGTCCCTCAACAAGTGGTGGGAGGGCTACCAAGGTGAAGAAGTTGTTGTGATTGATGACTTGGACAAGGAAACTGCTAAGTGGATGGGCAATTTTCTTAAGAGATGGGCTGATCACTACCCCTTCCCTGCTGAAGAGAAGTTTGGGGCCAAGGTTCTCAGGCCCAGGAAGATTGTAGTTACCAGTAACTACAGTATTGATGAGTTGTTCGGTCACGATGAACAACTCTGTAAGGCCTTGAAGCGAAGGTTCAAGGTTAGGCACTTTGTAAACGCTTTACAATAAAATTTATTCTTTGTAACAGACTCTTGAGTAGTAGCTTAAATTACAGTTGGCAGCTGGAGTCTGCCCACAAACGATATGAAATGAGTTGTCAACAATATCAGCAACCGTTCCACCATTGGTTGCGTTGAAGTGTACGTCAATAGGAGTTCTAAATCTAATTTTGAACTTGAAGTTGGCTTTAAGTCCTTCTTTAATAACATTAGCAGCAGCCACCTCGCCAGCCATATTTGCATTGAAGATTGTGATACGTTTATCTTTAAGGACCCTAAAACGACCAAAGTTGTTTGGGTTCTGAAACGTGTTGATGGTTGTCGCAGTAGCAGATGCGTCTTGCATCAATTGGGCACCAGTCATTTGTGCAGCATTTGTCTGTTGATCCATAACGAGCATAATACGAAGAGTTGTTGCCTCGTCACCAGTGGTTTGAGCAGTTTCAGGGCCTTTATTGACAAAGCCAGTCACTTTAATCTTGTGAACTTTCACTTTTCGCCCAATACGTTGATTGAGGGCAGCACCAACAGTAGGAGCAAACAGGCAATTGGGGGTAGCAACAGCAGCAGAACCAAGATTGATGGTGGTATCAGGATCTTGCATTGTAGTAGCAACCCATGTGGTTGTAACCAAACCAGGAACTCCACCATTTCTGTCACAGTCAAAGTATTTCATTTCACCTTGGACAGCAGCACCTCGAGTTCGAGCAACAGAGTTGAAGCCATGTCGTTGTGCTAAGACCACAGTCTTCTTTCTTTTGACAAACTTGGGTTCTCTTTGACGAGTAGCTTTGCGTTTCATGGAAGGAGTGAATGAAAAAAAAAACGAAAACTCCGTACCTAGAATTACAGTTCTAGGTATTGACACTATAAAAAGAAATGCATCGTCACCTGGATGCACACATGTCTACTTGTTTTGGAAAGTTCAAAGCACCTCGCAAAATCGTCAATCTCGAGAAAGACGAGATCGAAATTGAGGCGAGTGACAGTATATCAACTACAGAAGAGCTATCGATGGAAGAAGACAGTTTTAAAGAAGCGATATTCCGCGAAGAAGTTGCTCAATGGCTTGCGCTCAATGGGAAAGCCCTCTTTGCTTTGGAGACATCCAGATTCCTTGCCAAAGAACGAAAATCTCACTCCGTTAAACCCGTTGTATCCAGAACTCGAGGAACTGTAACTCCATTAGATATTGGTGAATAAAGGTTAGGTTCTGACACACACTCTCGGTTAGGTTAAGGTTAAGTTGAGGTTGCGGAGCGGTAGGCAGGGTGGCTGTTATCGGCCGCGTTAGCGGCCAGAATCCGCTAAAAAAACGCTCATACACGACCTTGGTCTTGGTGCTATGGCTGTTTGGGGGGCTATGGGGGCGAAGCCCCCGGCTTGGCTGGCTGGCTGGCGCTGCTGCTCTGGCTGGCTGGCCCAACGCCTACGGAGGTCCACTCTGTGGACCCTAGTATT